GCGTCAACCTGGTGTTTGAAGTCCTCGCCGGGCGTAAGCAAGGCGTGCGCGGCCAGTCTCACAAAATCGCCGTCAAGCTCGGCCTCAAGGAAGGCGACGTCGTCGAAGACAACCAGATCGCCAGCGCGCTTTCGCGCCGTACCGCGTGAGGGCCACTGCCATGCACGTCGAACACATCACCTTGCAACCGCATCCCCTGGACGCCTGGCGCCGTGCGCTGGACATCCTGATCACCTGCGCCCCGGGCCATCCGGCTGACGTGGCCAACCACCTGCGCGACGCCGCCCTCGGTATGGCTGCCAAGCCCGCGGTGAGCGAGCAGGCGGCCTGGTTGGTCGAGCTGCTGCTGATTGCCGCCGGTGGCGCGCCAAACATCGCGAGCCTGGAAGACGAGGAGCGCAACGCGTTCGGCCTCACTCATCTAGCCCCGTCGATCGGTATCGATCTGTCCGCTGACGCTGTTCGCGCACGTCGCGCAGCTGGTCTGCCAGATGTACCAGCAGCTGGTTGGCGTGCGGCTCGAACGGTGCCCCCTGCCAGTGCGTGCCCAGCATCGCGCGCTCCAGTACAGGCGGATCGATCGCTCCCAGTTGCTCCAGCTGCGCAGCCACAAACAGCCACGCCTGCGCCAGGGCATGAACCTGCCCCTCGATCTGCAGCAGGCGAATCTCTTGAGCGTCCATCGGGTGATTCCTCATGCGAGTGAATGTACCCCAACAGGCTGGCCTTTTGGTAACGACGTTGCCAATGAGCAGGCGCGGCATTTGTTTGGCAGGTCGCTCTGGCCAGCGCCTGGAGGCCATCCAATGAAGCGTCGCAATTGGAAAGCCGCCCAGCCGAGCAGCATCCGCCAGGCCCTGGAGTGGTCGCTGGAGTTCGCCAAGGAACGCCACAACCTGGGCGTCGAACGCATCGCCGAGCGCATGGGCCAGGCCAACCACTGGGCGCTCTACAAGTGGGTCAGCGAGGGGCGGATGCCCGCCGTGATGATCCCGGCATTCGAGCATGTCTGCGGCATCAACCTGGTCAGCCGCTGGCTCGCCGCTACCAGCGGCAAGCTGCTGGTGGACATCCCCACGGGTCGCCGTTGCTCCGCGCAGGACATGCAGGAGCTGCAGGCGGTGCTCAACGAGACCACCGGAGCGCTGCTGGCCTTCTACCACGGCACGACCGACGCCAGTACCACCCTGGCTGCCGTGCAGGCCGGCCTCGAGGCGCTGGCGTGGCACCGCGGCAATGTGGCCCAGCACGAACACCCACAACTGGAACTAGGAGGCCAGGACCATGAGTAAGGCTCTGGAACTGTTCAAGACCCTGTTCGACGGCCCGCGTGACCCGCGCAGTGCCGAGTACCAAGAAGGGTGCCTGTACATCCTGCGGCGCAAGCTCGACGGCATCGGCAAGAAAGATTGCCCTTACCGCATGCCCAGCGCCCAGGCCGACGCCTGGCTGGCCGGCTGCGAGGAGGGCCTGCGCCAGTACCGCTATCTCCAGCACGAGGCCACCCACGCATGACCACCAAACCTCGCGTTCACGACAGCGGCACCCGCGTGCTGCGCGTCTTGGCGGCCCTGAAGGGGCACACGCTCCAGGGCCTTTCCAACGTCGAGCTGGCCAAGGCGCTCAACGAGAGCCCGGCCAATATCAGCCGCTGCCTGGCCACGCTGGTCGAGGCCGGCTTCGCCAGCAAGCTCGACAGCGGGCGCTATGCGCCGGGCATCGCGCTGCTGCAGATCGCCCAGGCGCACGCCAACGAGATGGCGACCGCGCAGCACCGCATCAACGAGATCAACCAACGCGTGCTGGCCGGGGCCAGCCGCTGAGAAGGAGCACCCAATGGACTACCTGAAATTGGCCAAGCAGCTGCTACGCGGTGGCGATCGCCACAGCAGCGTCTACGTCGACGGCATGATCGCTGCGCTGCGCCTGCGCATCGAGGGCGAGCCCACCGTCATCACCTATCCGCAGGGCACCCTGGAATTTGATGCCTACTTCTACGGCTGCCGCCGCGGCGCCGACGAGTTCCGCAATGCCCTGATCGAGGCCAACGGCAATCGCGAGCAGGCTCTGGCCCGCCTGCAACAGCTGGCCGACGGCGAGCGGAGGGTTGCCTGATGGCCCGCAAAGCACAGAAGCCAGCCGAGCTGGCACCGGAAGCGCCGCTGGACGAGCAGGCACTGTCCACCGTGCAGAACTTGGGTGCGATCGCCCAGGGCATGGCCGAGGAGCGCGACCTGGTCAACCAGTTGCTCGGCCAGGCTCAGATGGCCGGGGCATTCGAAGAATTTTCCCGAACGGTTCGGACTTCCAAGCTCGCCTACGTCAAGGAAAACAAGCTCTACCGTGCCATTGCCGGAAAGACAAGTCCGAACGGTTCGGAGTTTTCTGGCACGTGGGATGAGTTCTGCTCGTTGCTCGGCATCTCTGTCGACAAGGCAGACATGGACATCGCCAACCTCCGCGCCTTCGGCGAGGAAGCCCTGGAGTCCATGTCCCGCATGGGCATCGGCTACCGCGAGCTGCGCCAGTGGCGCAGGCTGCCGGACGACGCCAAGTCGGCCCTGATCGAGGCGGCCAAGCAGGGCAACAAGGAAGCGGTGGAATACCTGGCCGAGGAGCTGATCGATACCCACGCCAAGGAAAAGACCGAGCTGGAACGCCAGCTCAAGCATGCCAAGGACGACTACGAGGCCCTCGACGACCTGTATGCCCGGAAAGGCGCCGAGCTGGAAAGCACCCGCATGGAGCTGCAGAAAGCCCGTCGGCGCATCCAGGACATGAACGCCGACCAAGCCACCAAGGAGTTGCGCCAGGAGGTGGTCGGCATCGCCTTCGAGGCCGAGGCCGACATTACCGGCAAGCTGCGCGAGGCCTTCAGCACCCTGGAGGCCCACGCCAACGAAACCGGCACCGACCACCGCGGGTTCCAGGCTCAGCTGATCGCCCACCTGCAGCGCCTGCTGCGCCAGCTCCGCGAGGAGTTCCAGTTGCCGGAGCTGGATGCCCCCGACGAGGACTTCTCTTGGATGGAGCAAGAGGGCGTCCGCCTCATCGCGACGGACGAGGCCTGACCCATGAGCGCCGTGATTACCCAACGCCTGGTCGACCTGGACCGCACGCTGCAGATCGCAGCGCGCGGCCAGCGCACCGCCCTGTGCAGGGCGGCGGCGCAGGAGCTGGGCCTATCCCTGGCCACCCTGTATCGAAAACTGGAGGAGGTCACCGTGACCACCACTCCGCGCAAACGCCGTACCGATGCCGGCCAATCGCAGCTGACCCGTGAGGAGGCGCTGACCATCAGCGCCGCACTGATCGAGTCGGCGCGGCGTAACGAAAAACGCCTCTACTCGCTGATCGATGCCGTCGAGGCGCTGCGGGCCAGTGGCATGATCCGCGCCGAGACGGTCGACAAGGCCACCGGCGAGGTGCGCCCCATGTCGATCAGCGCCATCGGCCGCGCGCTGCACAGCTACAAGCTGCACCCGGACCAGCTGCTGGCGCCGGCGCCGGTCACCGAACTGGCGAGCCTGCATCCCAACCATGTCTGGCAGGTCGATGCGTCGATCTGCGTCCTGTATTACCTCAAGCCCAGCAGCAACCCGCGCGAGAACGGGCTGCGGGTGATGGATCGCGACCAGTTCTACAAGAACAAGCCGCGCAACCTGGCACGCATCGCCGCCGACCGCGTCTGGTCGTATGAGATCACCGAGCACACGAGCGGCTGGATCTACCTCGAATACGTGCTGGGCGCCGAGTCCGGCGAGAACCTCACCAGCGTGCTGATCAACGCGATGCAAGAGCGCGGCGGTGCGGATGTGATGCACGGCCGCCCCTCGATTCTGATGATGGACCCGGGCTCAGCGAACACCTCGGCCATGGCGCGCAACCTGTGCCGCTCGCTGGGCATCGAGATGATCGTCCACGCCCCAGGCGCCGCCCGTGTCACCGGCCAGGTGGAGAACGCCCGGAACATCATCGAACGCAAGTTCGAAGCCGGCCTGCGTTTTCAGCCCGTCGCCGACCTGGGCGAACTCAACGCCCTGGCCGCCAAGTGGCGGGCGCACTTCAACGCGACGGCGCGCCACAGCCGCCACGGCAAGTCGCGCACGGCCGTCTGGATGACGATTCGCCAGGACCAATTGATCAAGGTGCCCAGCGTCGAGATCTGCCGGCAGCTGGCGGTGGCCGAGCCGGAGAGCCGCAAGGTCAACAGCAAGCTACGCGTCAGTTTCCAGGGCCGGGAGTACGACGTTTCGGTGGTGCCGCATGTGATGGTAGGTGACAAGGTCATGGTCACCCGCAACCCGTGGCGCGACGACGCCGCCCAGGTGGTGGCCACCGACGCCAACGGGCATGAGGTCTATTACGTCGTGCCGGTGATCGTCCGCAACGAGCTGGGCTTCGACGAGGCCGCCGCCATCATCGGCCAGAGCTTCAAGCGCCACGCCGAAACCCCGGCCCAGCAGGCCCGCAAGGCAGCCGCTGAGCTGGCGATGGGGGCCCAGGGCGAGGAAGCCGTGCAGGCCGCCCGCAAGGCCGGCGACATTCCCTTCGGTGGCCAGCTCAAGCCCTACCAGCACATCGACGAGACCGAGTTGCCGGCCTTCCTGCCGCGCCGCGGCACGCAACACGAACTCGCCGTGCCGACCATCGAGACACCGCCGCTCTCGGTGTTCACCGCGGCCAAGCGCCTGCAGCCCGATGTTCCGGGCTGGGGCGCCGAGCACTATGCCTGGCTCAGCCAGCATTACCCGGCGGGCGTGCAGGAAGACGCACTACCCGACGTTCTCGCGGCCATCCGCGCCGCATTCACTCAACGACCCAAGCTCACGCTGGCAGGAGGTGCCTGATGCTGATGCTCAAGAAAGTCCTGGCGTTCAACGACCTGACCCAGGCCGAACTCGGCCGCGAACTGAAGTACAGCGGCCCAACCATCGCGCAACTGATCAACCACAACATGTGGCCCAAGCGCGCCAACCCGGACGAACTCAAGGCCCGGATTCTCGAATGGCTCGCGCGCTGCGGCGCGACCGTCGCGAACGATCCGTTCGCCGAATTTGATGAGGTGGCCCAGGGGAGCGGCAACTCCCCTGAGCCAGAGTCCCCCGCCGAAGACGCTATCAACAACGAGGAGCCCGAACCCATGCTACTACGCCGCCAGAAGCTGTCTCCAGAAGCCAAACGGGCCTTTGGTCTGTTCCGCGACCCCTTCGACGAGCCGGCCAGCAGCGAAGAGCTGTTCCTGTCGCCTGACATCCGCTACGTGCGCGAGTCCCTGTACCAGGGCGCCAAGCACGGCAACCTGTTCGCCGCGGTGGTCGGCGAGAGTGGCTCGGGCAAGAGCACGATCCGCAAGGATCTGCGCGCCCGCATCCAGCGCGATCGCCTGCCCATCATCGTCATCGAGCCCTACGTCCTCGCCATGGAGGACAACGACATCAAGGGCAAGACGCTGAAGTCAGCCCATATCTGCGAGGCGATCCTGGAAGAGATCAGCCCCAGCGCCAAACCGGCGCGCTCCAGCGAGGCGCGCTTCCGCCAGGTGCACCGCGCCCTGCGCGAGAGCGCCAAGGTGGGCAACAAGCACTTGCTGATCATCGAGGAGGCCCACAGCCTGCCGGTGCCGACGCTCAAACACTTGAAGCGCTTCTTCGAGCTGGAGGGCGACGGCGGCTTCGACAAGCTGCTTTCCATTGTGCTGATCGGCCAGACCGAGCTGGGCCGCCGCCTGGACGAGCGCACGCCGGAGGTGCGCGAGGTGGTGCAGCGCTGTGAGCTGCTCACCTTGAACCCGCTGGGTACCAATCTGGATGCGTTCCTGGGCCATCGTTTCGCTCAGGCTGGCAAGCAGCTCAGCGATGTCATCGAGCCCGCCGCCATCGCCGCTCTGCACGGCAAGCTCAGCTCGGAGGGGCGCGGCAGCAGGCCGGGCCACTCGGTGGCCTATCCGCTGGCCGTCCAGAACGTCGTCACCGCCGCCCTGAACGAAGCCGCCGCCGTCGGTTCGCCGGTGGTCACGGCTGACATTGTTGCGGAGGTGTGAGCCATGTCCACCGCAAACGTCATCCCGCTCAACGCCGAGGGCGCCGCGCCCCGGCACAGCATGCCGCTGTGCACCGTGCTCACCCCCGAACTGGCCGAGGGCCTGCGCCTGACCAACGACATGGCCCGGCGCCTGCGCACCGCCGGCATCCGCGTCGAGTCGACGTCACCGCTCGACACCAGCCTGTTCATTGCTGCCACCGATGCAGCCCTGTTCGCCGAGCTGTTCCGCACGCAATGGCGCGGCGTGTCCTGGAGCACGGCCGGCAAACACACACGGCACTCGGTGTATCTCGACGGCGTGCGTATCGCCTGGCTGACCCCGGTGAAGGAGCAGGATCAATGAGCAACTTTCATATCACAGCAAGGCATCTCTCGGGCCGTCTTGACACCGTGGCGCGCAACCTCGATGTCGAGAAAGAGCAGGTACCGCTGTTCGCCAGGATCAATGGTGTGCAGATCCCACTTACCCGTTACAGCTTCCAGTTGAGCGATGACGGAGTGCTCCTGTTCCTCGACAACATAGGCGGGCCGGACACCATTCCAGTGCTGGATGTATGGGAAACCATCGGCCACGACATCGGCGTAAACCCATCGAAGGCGGAGCTGCTCGACTCGCTGCGCTACATGGCGCAGATGGCGGAAGTGGCGATCGGGGCCAACCCCGCCTGGCGGGCAGTCATTCATGAGCGCATGCGCCAGGTGAGTGTTGAGGGTTATCACCCCGATTACGACGACGAGCACACCAACGGTGAGCTGCTGGATGCCTGTATCTGCTACCTGATCGAGGTTCAGTGCAAATCCGACGACCAGGACCATGCATCCCACGTCGTCCCTATGGAGTGGCCGTGGGCGCCCGAGTGCTGGAAGCCCGCCGAGCCCCGCCGAATGCTGGAGAAAGCCCTGGCCCTCGGGCTGGCCGAGTTGGAACGCTTGATCCGCGCCGAAGCGGCGGCGCCTGTACAAGGGGAGCCGAGCCATGGCTGAAGCCCATATTGCCGCCGCGGAGATCCCGGCCGGCTATCGCAAAGACGCCCTCGGCCGCCTGGTGCCAGAGGCGACCATCAAACCCACCGACCTGCTGCGCGACAAGCTGGTCCTGGAAGCCGTGGCCAAGGCCAAGGTGCTCAGCAAGCAACTCGCCGAGTTCAAGGCGACTACGTTCGGGGAGATCGAGGCCCTGGAACAGATCAGCGCCGAGCAGTACGGCGTCCGTTTCCGGGGACAGAAGGGCAACCTGACGCTGACCAGCTACGACGGCCGTTACAAGCTGCTGCGCGCCAACCACGACCTGATCGAGTTCAACGAGCACCTGCAGTCGGCCAAGGCCCTGCTGGATGAGTGCCTGCGCGAATGGTCGGAGAAGGCCCACCCCGGCCTGCAGGTGATGATCAACGATGCCTTCCGTGCCGACCGCACCGGCCAGCTGCGTACCTCGCGCATCCTCGCCCTGCGCCGGCACGACATCGACGACCCGCGCTGGAAGAAAGCAATGGAGGCCATCGGTGATGCCATCCAGGTCGCCGGCAGCCGCAGCTACATCCGGCTGTACGAACGGGTAGGTGACACCGACCTGTACGAAGCGATCAGCCTCGATCTGGCGGGGGTGTGACCATGCCATTACTCAACGACTGCGATTACGAAACCACAACGCTGTTGAACGTGATCCAGAAGGCCGAAGAATCGGACGAGGACACCTACGACCTGGTGCATTTGACGCTGGACTCCGGCCGGGAACTGATCCTGCTGGCGGTTACCGCCGAGCAGCTCGATCCGATGGCTGATTTGCTGGAGTCGGTGCGGCTGATGAGGGAGGAACGCTGAGATGCCAGCTCTCAGCGCCCTGGCCATGGAGGCCATCGAGCGGGCAAGAAGGAAGATCAACCATCGCCATGCCTGCAGGAACAAGCAGTTCTGGACGGAGGCTGAACAGCAGCTGCTGCGTGATCGCTACGCCGACGAGGACACCGCGCAGATCGCCGCGGATCTCGGTCGACCTATCGAGCGCGTGTATGCCAAGGCGAACGCGTTGGGCCTGCACAAATCGGAGGAATTTCTCCAAGCGTGCCTGCAGCGTTGCGGCGAGCAGGCCACCGAGCATGGCCGGGCTACCCGGTTCCAGAAGGGCCACACCACCTGGAACAAGGGCATGAAAGGCCTGCAGGCAGGTGGGCGTGCGAAGGAAACCCAGTTCGGCAAAGGCCACATGCCACACAACTGGGTGCCCGTGGGCACCGAACAGGTTCGCGATGGCTACCTGTACCGCAAGGTCACCGACACCCGATCTCGGCACGACTGGAAACTGGTCCACGTAATGCTTTGGGAGCAGCACAACGGCCCAATCCCATCGGGGCTGATCCTCTGTTTCAAGGACGGTAATAAACAGCATATCGCGCTGGAGAACCTGGAACTGATCACCCGCGCCTAGCGTATGCGGCGCAACACCATTCATCGCTATCCGCCGGAGCTGAAAGATGCCATCCGGACGGTCAGCAAGCTCAAGCGCACCATTCGGAGGGTTGAGCATGAAAAACAAGGTTGAGGATTTGCGAAACCA